AATATTTATGTTAAACATAAAAAGCGCGTGCTTGCGCGTATGCGCGTACATACACACGCATACAGGCGCACGTGTACGCGCACACCGCACGACGGACGGAGGAAATCGCAACAACACGAAACACCGCCAGAAACACCGTTTGTTTTGTCTCTGACGGCATTTCTCCCCTTTTGTAGTATTAGACATTATCCGGAGAAAAAAAACGCGCTCAGAACGGCTTATTTTGCGGCAATTCTCTTCATCGCCGCAACCACGGTCTTGTTCAGGATTTTGGCGTAGCACTGCTGTGTGATGCGTATATTACTGTGTCCCAATATTTTCGCCACGATTTCGATAGGCACGCCCTTGTTCAGCAGCATTGTGCCGCAAGTGCGCCGCCCCCAATGGGACGCGACCGGCTTGTCAATCCCGCAAATGTCCGCAACCGCCTTAAGCCTCATGTTGTACTGCTCAAGGCTCATGAGCGGAAGCCGCCAGCCGTACCGCTCCAATATCTCCACACAGCCGGGGAGCAGCGGTATCGCGAACGGCTGCCCTGTCTTCCTCCTACAGCCTGTAAGCACAGGCATCCCTTCCTCATCCTGCACGTTCGCGGCGCACACGGCGGCAAGGTCGGAATACGCAAGCCCTGTATAGCACTGCACCAGAAACACGTCCCTGACCTTATCGAGCGGAGGAAGCACCTTGGCGGTTTCAATGGCTGACAACTCACCCTCCGAAAGCCAACGCCCCTGCTCCGACTGCCCGCGCTGGACTTTCACCCCGAGCAGCGGGTCGCCCTCCACGAGACCGCGCACCCTCGCAACGTTGACATACCTCCGCAGCGTCTTATATGCGGTGTGTACGGTCTGCTGCATATAGCCGCGCCCTTTGAGCCAGTTCACGAAAGCAAGGACGTTCGCAGTCGTTATGTCGCCGAAGGAGACTATGCCGCCGAACTCGCGGAGACGCGGCACAAGCTCGCGGTACGCCCTTTTCGTCGTTGCGGCGATGCCGTTGTCAGCCTCAATCTCCGCGCCCACGAAATCCACGAACGACCCGGCTTCCTTAACCGCGCCCACGTGGTGCGCCAGCTCGTCAAGCGAGAACGCCGAACCGCCCCCGATGCACCCGCTCACATAGCCGTTAACCCTCGAGCGCACCGCCGCCACCCTCGCGTTCAGCTCTTCCGCATCGAGCCTGTTGCGCACTGCACAGTCCCTCCTGTCCCACTCGGAGGGGAAAACCTTAACGCCGGTGGAAATGTATTTCCGCTTGCCGCAGTAAGTTACGCAAACGTCAACGACACCCTTTTTCGTTTTGCCCGCCCTGTGCCTGAAATCGTAAACCACATGGACGGTGGGGACGCTCTTTCTCTTTTCCATGGTCATTTCTTTTTGGGTGCGGAATATGGTAACACGGATGGTGTCATGTTGGTAACAAAGTATGCACGCAAATGCCGCCAAATGCACATTTCGGGCGATGCAATCATGCTTCTTTTCGTCTTTACAAACCTTACAAATCCCTTATTTGCAGAAATTTGCAGCACATCCCCGCCTTTTGTTTTGGTGACCTCGGCGGGACTCAAACCTTTTTCAAATCTCATTATATATCAAACGTTTAATTACAGCACCTTCCAAAATGGTAACACGGAGTGCGCAAAATCACGCACGCTTGCCGGAGTTTCAATTTCCGTGTCTCGCCGCTTTTTCCATTTTTTCTCTGGCTTTCCTGGCTTCAGTCAGACATTTATCCAATTCTTCACGTTCTTCGCGCTTCTTCGCCTCTTGTTCAAGCCTCAAGGCTTCCTTTTCTGCCTCTCGCTCAAGCCTCAAAGCCTCCTGTTCAGCCTTCCTTTTTGCTTCCGCCGCCAGTTCGGCGGGGCTTTTGGGGAACCCCAACCTCCTCAAAAACTCCTCGTAGGTTGGGCTGCTTATCGCATCGACCGCCTTTAATTTGCCATAAACCTCTTTACGGATTTTGTAACCCTCCTCCCCCGACAGGAAAAAGCGATAGCCGTAAGTGTCGAAAAAACCTTCATAGACAATTCCATCCTCCTCCATGGCTTCGTAAAGACCCTTCACCTTTTCGTATATGGGTCTGTTTCTCTCGAATATCGCCTCGGCATGCTCATATTGCGCATCATCAAAGCACTCTTTGCAATACGTGATGTTGCCAGCCGGGTAAAAGTATGACAGGTCGGCATACAACACATTTGCCGGTATATGGCGACCCTTTACGACGAAACCTTTCAGCTCGCTGCATGTTTTACGTGTGTGCATAACGTCGTAACGGCCGTCCACATACAGGTATTTGCCGTTTTTTCCCGTGCATGATGCCAGCGCAACCGCGCCCGCAATCACCATAACGCATTGCTTCCACTTCATCGCACCGAACTTTTCCTGAAACATATCCTGCACGGCGTGCGTCCGTTTTGCTGCGCTTTCCGCAAGGTTACCTCCAGCAGCTCCCCGCCGCAGTTCCGCAGCCCCTTGCAGTCGCTGTGGGCGTGGTAGCGTTTCGAGCTGCCCCCAGTGCATACCCACACTTTCGCCTCCGGGGATTGCGGCAGCGGCGCACGTCTCGCCGGACCCGCACACGACACCATGCATGCAAGGAATGCAAGCTGCACGGACAAAATCATCTTTTTCGTCTCCATATATTTGATTAGTCTTCCCTATATAAGCTCCTAAGAGTTGTTATTGAAGAATATGCAAACAGCACAAGGTTTATCGTGATTACAACTGCAACCACGATAATCACAACAGCAACCGCTGTTCCAGCCGTAGCAGCTTGCCTTAAAAGGCTTTGCCACAGTGAAAAGATGTTCAACGCCGGCAAAATGGCGCATAGGACGGACGCTGCACACAATGCCGCTTTGTTTTCCTTCACTATCCACCCTAAAGGTATAAGCCCAAAAGACTGCACAAGGGCAATAATCCCATGAATTAAGCCACAAAAGACTATGTATGCTATCACCATCTTCCAAAACGACAATGTTGACAGCAAGCTGATAGGCAAAACTATTGCCAAATAAACCACGCCTGCGTAAAGCGGTGTGTAAATGAGTGCCGAAAGCACTTGCGCTAATTTTTTCATGACTGTATGTTTGTTTTGATTAGTTCCCTATCCTCAGAAGCCCCACCACGCGGTAGAGGCATATCACCTGCGACTTCGGCATCACGGTGTCGGTGTAGCCGCTTTCCTTGTTCGCCACGCGGCAGTCCAGCGCGTCCCCAATATCGTATACGCGGCGGAAAACGAAGCCGAACGGCCGCGTGTCAACCACCATCGGCGAGCCGTTCGGGAACACAGCCCCCTCCGACAGGTGCGCCAGCGCGAGTATGTCGCCGCGCATGAACTTCGGCATCATCGAGTCCTCGCGCACGCGCCAGTATATGTCCAGCTTGACGTGCCGCCCGATGACGTTCAGCCGCTCCGCGCCCTCGATGCCGTTGCCCTTAACAAGCTCGTAAACGTCAGTGTCGGGCTGTTCCGACACGCCCTCCGGCACTATCGGGACTTCGGTTGCGGCCGGACCGCTCTCTTCCGCGTTCACCGTGCTGTTCACGGCGGATATGCCCCCGCCGTCCGCAACCGACACTATGCCGCCAGACATACCCGGGGCATTGACCGAGGGGCGGGACTGCCCCGCAGCCTCGCCGGTCAGCAGCCACCTCGCGTCAACGCCGAGACGAAGCACTATCTTCGACACCATGTCAACCGACGGCTTGCTGCGACGCTGCTTGCCAAGATAGCTCGACAACGTGGCTGGTTCAACGGCAATTGCCTTTGCAAAAGCCGCTTTATTGCCGCCAAATTGTTCATTTACAACCATTTCCATTCGGTCGTTTATAGTCTCCATAATTGTCTATTTGTTAAATATGGTTAATTTCCGTCTTAATAACGGCAATCTCCTTGCCTTGTTATAGGAGATTTCCTATCTTTAAATCGAAAGTTAAAAAATAATTCAGACATGGCAAAGAAAACAGACCCGAAAAGAAAGACAATAGGCGAAACCCTGCTGGCGATGCATGTGGGGCAGACAATTGATTTCCCCGTTGAGCTGGTGGCGAGCGTGCGCGGCATCGCGTCCACGTGCGGCTTGAGGTACGACCGCAAGTACTACACGCACTACAGCAAGATACGCAAAGTGATAGAGGTTTACCGCGAAAGATGATGGGACGCAGGGTGATAGTGGCTGACTTCGACAGCTGGACCGGCTTCGCCGTCTCGGCGGAGGGCGTTTCGCCGCTCCGCGTACGCGACACGGCGAAATGCGTCCTCGCCTACCTGAGATGCGGCAGCGGGTCGTTAAGGAAACGCCTTATCTCATCCGCAATCAGGCTGTTCGCCTTTCGCCTGAAGCCGTCGCAGGCACCGTTGAAATGAGGGCATACCACATCCCCGGAGCATTCAATGGAAACGTCATGGTGTCCGCCGCATTCGGGACACTGAAGCTCACGGCACTTCCGCTCAATGGAGCGGACAACACAAGAAGGTATCATAATAAACTGATTTTGGTTTGACAACGCAAAGATAGCTAAAAACGCCGGAAGGGGCGGCTGCATTTTGGTTTGACTCCCTTTTTCCGCCCCGACCGGCTTAAAGAACAAAAGACATGAAAAAGATAGACGAAATACTTTCCCGGCGCAACAGGCTCTACTCAAAGCTCCTGCGCGAGAACATAACAAACCGCGACATCCTGTCCGTACACGCGCTTCTGGTCGCGCTGTACCTTGTCTGTCTGACAATAGAGACACTGCTGCCATGACAGAGATTGAACGCCTGTCGCGCAAGATTGACGCGCTGACGCGCACCGTGGAGCGGCTTGCCGAGACGATGGCTGGGGCGAGGGACGCGGAGACCATACCCGCCACGGAGGCGGCGAGGAGGCTCGGCGTGAAGCCCGCAACGCTCCGCAGGTCTTACGCGTTCCTGCCGCGCGTCAAAAGGGGCAGGGCATACGTCTATCTCCTGTCGGGGATAGAGAAATTCCTGAAACAAGGGACGATGGTGTAAGGAACACGCCGTCCCGGGAGGTGAAATCCCCGGGGGCGGAGAGGGCGGTCCGATACCGCCCGTCCCACGAACGAGCTGCAAAAGCGACCCCGAAGGAGGGGGCTGAACCCGCAAGGCGCACGCCATGCACCCCGCACGTCGACAGGCGGAGGGCGGCGCGAACCTCAAGCAATACACGGCGGGAGGCCAAGGCAACGAGAAGATGAAATCTCCGTCCGCACCCTTTACCGGACCTTCCGGGCGCAGCGGCTGTCACGGGCCGAAGCAAAGGCCACGCCGCGACAGCTCGGGCAAAAAAAGAAAAATATGACGCACTGAAATCGTTAGGCGACAGCGAATTCACCGCCTTGGTAATGGCAGATTTGACGTGGGGCGCGTCCCTCCCGCCGGGTTCGGACACGGAAACCCGGGGAGGGGTTTGTGAGGACATCCCCCGCCGCAGTGGCGGCAGCACATGCCGGCTTGGTGAAGGAAGCTCCGGCGTCGCGGCGTATAAGGTGCGATGACGTCTCATAGACGGCGGAACGCCACAGGGGAAACGGCTTCCCCGCCCGCAATGCGTGGGTGCGTGGGCGGGTTCGACCCCCGCCCGCCGTCCGATAGAATTGTCTTCAAATAGTATGTTCCGATTTGACAATGTGATTGGCTGAAAATCACACCACCCGTCCCATGCAGCGATGCACAGGCGGGACACGGAGGGGAACGGTGTCATGCACCGTCAGAGGTGCAGGCAATTTCCTGCAATGCGCGGTTCGACCCCGCGCCCCTCCACAAAGAAGATGCAGCGGCGGCTGCGCAGGATGATAATTATTTTGTTTTATTTCATAATTTCATATTATCTATCTGTTTTTTTTCACCGCCCGCCGTGAGGTTCGCGGTGTTCTTGGGGGGAAGCCTCGCGGCAGGGGCAATGATTATGTCCGTAAGGCAGCCGGCGGGAGAACTCGAAAAGGCAGAACTTGCCTTGCGGCAAGAGGACTATAGCAAGGAACGGAGAGCATTACGGTACGGATAGGACGAAAGGGAAGCCCGGCACTTCCCCGCCCCCACAGACTTTTCTTACTCATATTATATTGATTTTGCTTGCGGCAGTCGTGAGACACCCGCAAGCCATGCCGCAGGAAAGAGGCTCGCACAGCCGAAACACCATTTTGTGCCGGGGTTCGACCCCCCGCTGCGGCGCAAAGTTTAACAAGCAAAATTTCTGGTTATGGAAAAAGAGAAAAGGGACTGGGAGGCGTTAGCCTCCGAACTGCGCGGGCTGCTGCAAGGCTTCGCCACCTCCGACGGAATAACCGTATATGCACAGGCGGGAGGCAACGCCATATTCGTAGAGCCGCTTCCCGGACATGAGGATGCCCCATTGCAGGCCTACTCCCTGTACGCCATTACGGACTTCTGCCGCTGCAAGGGGCTGCACGCCGTCGTGAGGGCGCACACTGATTACAACAACAATGCGTTGTGGCGCGTAACAATATTCTGACACATGGGACTTCTTCAAAGGATTTTCGGCACAGGAGGGCGGAGGCACGCCGTGCCGAGGACGGAGATAAGGCGCTTCCTGTCCTTGCAGGATGCCAACGAATACGCCGACAAATACGGCTGGGAAATGGTGTGGTTCTTCCTCAAGGAGGAGACCGTGAGGTTCGACAAGGAGCGCATAAAGTCATACGTCTATTACATACTCCTGCGCAAGGATGGGTAGGCGGACGCTGCAGGACACGCGGTGTGCATCATGCGCCCGCCTGTACGAGACTATAAACGGATGGTTCTGCCCCCTGTGGCGGAAGGAAATCCGGGACGGGGCGAAAACATGCCCCTCATACATGGCAAACAATAATAATTAACACTAAGTCAAACTAAATTCTAAAACCAAACCAAAATGGGAGCTATGACATTAGCAAAGGAGTTGCAGGACATGAAGGCAGCCGATGTGGTGCGCCACGAGACAGTCCGCAACCAGTTCATCAACGTGTACAACTCAATATGGAAGGAGGGCGGCGAACAGGCTTACGAGCGCGAGGCAATCTACTTCAACCGCCAGATGCGCGACAACGCCGCGCTTCGCTCATGCACCGCGACCTCTGTGTTCTTCTCCTTCATCGACCTCGCCGTGCGCGGGCTTTCGCTTGCCCCCGGCTCACAGGCGTTGTGCTACCTCATCCCCCGCTCATGCAAAGTCGGGGTTGACGCACAAGGGAAAGACATCTGGGAGAAGGTGTGCAACCTCACAATATCCGGCTACGGCGAGCTTGTGATGCGTGCGCGGGCCGGGCAGATACGCCATGCCGACAACCCTGTCATAGTCTATGAGGGCGACAGGTTCGAGTACGGCGAGCAGGACGGACACAAGTTTGTCAACTATGTGTGCGCCGTGCCGCGAAAAAGCAACAACATTGTGGCGTGCTTCATCAGGATAACACGCGCCGACGGCTCCACCGACTACTCCGTGATGACCGAGGCGGACTGGGTGAGGCTTCAGAACTACTCCGCGAAGAACAACAGGTACTTCGACAAGACCCACGGACAGTGGGTGGAGAAGCCCAACAGCCTATACACCGCCGATGAGGGCGGCATAGACCCCGGCTTCCTCATGGCGAAGTGCATAAAGCACGCATTCCGCACCTACCCCAAGATAAACATAGGCAAAGGCACGGTGCTGGAGTCCGACCTTACGGCGGAAGAACCCAGTTTCGACCCCTATGCCGGCGTGGCGGAGGACACAACACAACAGGAAAAGGAGAATGACACATTCGCGCCGGATGCCAAGGCGGAGGGCGGCGTAACGGTAACGTCCGACGACACTGACGACGGCGTATTCTAACAACAAAACAACAGGCAAAAATGGCAAAAATGGCAAAAATGGCAACAACCGAAATAGCAATACTCAGACAGGAGAACATATCCGCGATAGTGCAGTCCGCGCCGCAGTCCTACAACGACAACAGGCAGTCCCACGACCGCTGCATTGCGGCGGGACAGGCAATCCTTGACGAGATAAAGGAGGGTGGCATGACGGACGAACTCGACATTAAGGCGGCGGCATACATAGACAAGGCACGCCGCACGGTCAAGGCGATGAACGAACGCCGCTCGGCGGTAACGAAACTGTTCGACGAGGTGCGAGCGCAGTTCACCGCGCTGGAAAACGGCATAGACCCCACCAAGAAGGACACAGTGCCGGCGCAGTTACAAGCTTTCCGTAACGCCTTTGCCGCGCAAAGGCGGCAGGAGGAGCTTCGCCGTCAGGAGGAGGAGGCAAGGCGCAGACGCGCCGAAGAGTTGAGAACCGCCTACACTTCCGCCCTTACGGAAGCGCTTCGGCGGACTTACCGCGTACTGCTCGCGTCCGTGGAGGACAAGTTGAGGGGCATATACGACGGCATGACACCGGCAAACTACGGGGACGCATACGACAGTATCAAGTCGTTCCCCGCCGAACTTCCCGAGAACTTCTTCGCCACGATGCAGCGTCCGCCCCACTCCCCCGAACTCGCGGACGAGGAGGCGCAAAGGATATTCGGGGAAGTACTCAAGGAGACGCTTCCTCAATTCAGGCAGTCGTTCCCCGCCGACGTTGACGTGTGCCGCAACCGCCTCCTCGACAAGATGCCGAGCCGCAAGGCGATGCTGGAGCGCATCGCCGCCGCGTCAGCCGCTGAGGCGGAGAGGATGAGGGCGGATGCCGCCGCACGCGAAAAGGCTGAGGCGCAAAGGCTGGAGCGCGAAAGGCTCGCCAAGGAGGCGGAAGAGCGAAGACAGGCGGAGCTGCGCAGACAGGCAGCCGAGGCGCAGTCGCTGTTCGACACGCAAAGCGCGGTGTCCGCTTACGCCCCCAAGACAAAGGCGACGAAAAAAATCACGCTGCTCGCGCCGGACGGCATACTGCCCGTAATATCCATGTGGTGGAGCAAGGAGGGCTGCACGCTCACAACCGACGAGCTGGCGAAGATATTCAAGAAGCAGGTCGCGTTCTGCGAGAAGATTGCAAACAAGGACGGCGAGCTGATACACGACAGGAACGTGCAGTACTCCGAAGAAATCAAGGCGAAATGAACCCCGACAAGTACTATGAGCGCAGTGAGGTCAGCAATTCCGACCTCACCGCGCTCAAATATATGCTCCACCCGCGTATGCAGTACGGCGACCGCGAGGCGGCGTTCCGCTTCGGCTCGCTCGTTGACGCTATTATAACCGAGCCGTCGCGCGCCGATGTGTTCGCACTTACTGTGGACGGCGAGCAGTATTCCGAGGACGAGTTCTCACACGCACGCGAAATGCACAATGCCCTCCGGGCGGAGGCGCGGCGCGACAGGCTGCTGGCAATGACGCTCGAAAGCGCGGACACGCAAAGGGTCATGACCAACAAGGCGCAGGAGTTCGAATATTGTGGCTTCCCCTTCACGCTCGACACGCGATGCAAGTGGGACTGGTGGCTGCCGTCCGGCAACTTCGGCGGAGACCTCAAGACAACCTTCGCCGAAACCGAGAAACAGTTCGACGAGGCTGTGGACTTCTTCGACTGGGACAGGTCAAGGGCGTGGTACATGGACATCGCACATTCCGACCGCGACTTCATCTACGCAATAAGCAAGAAGAACAACCGCGTGTTCAAGAAGTTCATTGTACGTGGCGATGACACCTATCTGCGCGGACGCGAGAAGTACGAGGAACTGGCATTCCAATATTGGTGCATGACACCGCCGGTTGGCAACGATGCCCACCCATGCGGAGGGATGCAAGCACGCGAAAAAAGTAAGACAGGACAAAGAACACCCGACAGCTCCGCGAAGAGCTCGGCAGTTTCAATGCCCTGTGTCCATACTGCCCTTGGACGGATGGAAGAGTAAGACACCTGCCTTGGAAGTACTGTTATTTACGTTACTGCGATGATGCGGCAGAAACATTTTATGATGAAGAAAGTAGATATTTCGATGATGCACTCAAATGAAATGAAAGAATAAAATAAAAATGGGAAAGTACGAATTAACAAGCGAAACGAAAGTAATCAACGGCGTGGAATTACACAGAATCAAAGCTCTTGAATCCTTTGGAAATGTCAAGAAAGGGGATTGGGGAGGCTGGATAGAAAGCGAAAAAAACTTATCCCAGTACGGGTACGCATGGGTTTACGGGAACGCCACGGTCTGCGGGGATGCCACAGTCGGCGGGAACGCCACGGTTAGAGATAACGCATGGGTCGGCGGGAACGCCACGGTCTGCGGGGATGCCACGGTCTACGGGAAAGCCACGATTGACGGGGAAGCCATGGTCGGCGGGAACGCCACGATTGACGGGGAAGCCACGGTCGGCGGGAACGCAAGAATCGGCGGGAACGCAATAATCGGCGGGAACGCCATGGTCGGCGAGGACGCCACGGTCGGCGAGGACGCCACGGTCGGCGGGAACGCAAGAATCGGCGGGGACGCCACGGTCTACGGGCACGCCGTAGTCGGCAATAACGCATGGGTTGACGGGAACGCAAGAATCTGCGGGCACGCCGTAGTCGGCGAGAAAGCAGATTACATTGTTTTCAAAAATTGGTGGTCGTCGGGACGATACTTTACGTGGACTCGCTCCAATAATAAATGGAAAGTAGGCTGTTTTTTGGGCAGTGGCGAAGAACTAATTACCAAGGCTTATAAAGACAGCGAAAAGAGCGGACGTGAATATGAGCGCGTGGTGAAATATGTAAACGACATACTTAAAGAAGAAAATAACAATGGAAACAGAAATAAGCGTGAGGGTTGACCCCTACGAGGTGCTTGACAACATGAGAGAGAGGGAGCAAGTGGAATTTGTGGCGGATGTGCTGTCGAATATGTCCCCCAACCTCTTTTCGGGGGTAATAGAAGCACAGGACGAGGAGGCGGTAATCACCTGCTTCACGGCGGATCAAATCTGCAACTATGTGGACGAGCAGGAACTTGTTGATGAACTGACCCGCAGAGGACGATGAATGACATGATAATCCTTGACCTCGTGCTTACAGGCAAGTGGTACGACATGATAGAGCGCGGGGCGAAACTCGAGGAGTACCGCGAGATTAAGCCCTACTGGGACAGGCGGCTGTTCTCGCGCCCCTATACCCACGTCCGCTTCCGTCGCGGCTACACGAGCAAGTCAATGACCTACACAATCCCCGGTGAGATACGCAAGGGCTTCGGCTTCGCAGTCTGTTGGGGTGCGCCCCCAAACAAGCAAGTATACATAATACCTATTGGGACAAGAGTGGAATGAATACAACAAAGGCACGTATTGACAGGCTCACAGCCGAGGCGGTGGCGTTCATCCGCCGCGCCGAATCCCTCGCGCTCAAAATGGACGCACGCGGAATACACGTTGCTTTCAGCGGGGGCAAGGACAGCCAAGTCTTGCTCGCACTCGCCGAAATGGCGGGTGTAAGGCATCACGCGGAAATGCAGCTCACCTCCGTTGACCCTCCGCAGGTCGTGCGCTTTGTGCGCGAGAACTATCCGCAGGTGCATCTTAACCGTCCGAGGACAACGATGTACAAGTTGATAATCAGGAAGCACATATTGCCGACAAGGGTTATAAGATACTGTTGCTCGGAGTTCAAAGAATTTGCCGGACGCGGAAGCGTAACCGCCACAGGCATAAGACGCGCCGAAAGTGCGAGAAGAAAAAAGCGCAACGCGGTGGAGATGAACGGCGGAAGTTATGACATCAACGGGGAAGAACTTGTGGAATTGGACGAGAACACTTTCTTTTCGGCGGAGCGAAAGGAAACCGTGCATTGTGTCGGCAACAAGGACAAGGTAATTATTAACCCAATTCTTGACTGGACGGACGCGGACGTGTGGGGCTTCCTCGATTATCACGGCATTCCGCATTGCTCCCTGTACGACATGGGATATAAACGGATAGGGTGCATACTCTGTCCCATGGCGGCAAGGAAGGAAGCCGAGAAAGACTTGCGGAATTTTCCCCGCTTCGTTGAAAAAGTGTACCTATGGGCGATAAGGACATTGAGGACACAAGGCTACTACGCCGACTTCCTCGATGAGTACGAGGTGCTTGACTGGTGGCTAAGCAAGAAAAACAAGGAGGATTACTTAAAGGAGAACAGAATATGAACGGCAAGAGAATATACATCAGCGGCGCGATAGCGCACCACGACATCGCCGAGCGCATGAGGGCGTTCCTGCGTGCGGCGGAATACATCAGGAAACAGGGCGGAACGCCAGTCAACCCCTTTGACAACAGCGTGCCGCAGGATGCCGACTGGCGCGAACACATGAGGGCGGACATCCATGTCCTCACGGATTGCGACGGCATACTCATGCTCCGTGGCTGGGAGCAGTCCAAGGGCGCGAAACTTGAGTTTGACGTTGCCACAAGCTGCGGCTTGGAGGTGTGGTATCAGTACCAAAGCAACGGAAGCAAGAGGGCGATACAGTTGTAAAACAAGAACAAAGGCAGCATCGTTCGGTGGAAAATTGGACGTTGACCAAGCGGTATGCGGTGCTGTCTTTTTTAATTAAAAAGACATGGAAGAGATAAAGGCATACAAATGCGGATATTGTGGCAAGCTGTACCAGCGTAAGCATGCTTGCAGGAGGCACGAGGACAACGACTGCCTCAAGAACCCGAAGATACGCCCCATTTGCTTTGACTGCAAGTTCATGCAGCGGTCAGAGGAGACGGAGGACGTGCCTTATCCTGCCGAAACCGTGGACGGTTGGAGCGGGACGGCATACTTGAAGTTCGAGCGCACCACGTGCCACAGGACAGGGGCGAAGAAGATTAATGTCCTCACGGACGCGGCAATGGAGTGGCTGAAAAAGCACAGGATGCCGTGGCAGGTTGTGGGCGAGACACCCGCCGAGACACTGCACCTTGCAAGGCTTATGGCGGACTTCGCGGCTGACACGCTTTTGCGCCACGACGACAACATCGAGGACACGGAGGTGGAGCATAACGAGGCACAGAATGTCGCTAAGGAGTTGTTCAATGCCTGTACGGTGAGCCTGAGACGCGAGAGCAAGCTGGGATATGACACGATTTTCGCAAACCTCAGAAATATTGAAGTTGACGAGATAGCGCATATCATGGTTATTTACGCCCGCCTTAACAGGCTCGACCGCGAAACGATAAGGGCTGGCAAAAAGGCGGTGATATGAGCCTCAAGATAGAGCCATACCCTTACCAGAAGGAGGGAATCGCCTACGGTATCCGCCACAAGCGGCTGATAATCGGGGACGAGCCGGGGCTGGGCAAGACGCTCCAGTCTGTCGGCATCGTCGATGCGGCGGGGGCTTACCCATGTCTTGTCATCTGCCCCTCCTCCTTGAAGATTAACTGGCAGCGCGAGTTCGGGAGGTTCACAGGCAAGCACGCCCTTGTGCTTGACAACTCCGTACTCACCACATGGCCGTACCTCCTCAAAATGGGTATGCAGCAGGTGGCGGTGGTCAACTATGAGAGCCTCCGCAAGTACTTCGTGTGGGACATCAGGGGCGGCTCGCGTGGCGGCTTCCGCCTCAAGGACGTGGTGTTCACGCCCGACATAGGGCTGTTCAAGTCCGTCATAATCGACGAGAGCCACCGCGTCAAAGACCCCTCCGCGCAGCAGACAATATTCACAAAGGGTATCGCCTCCGGCAAGGAGTGGGTCATAATGCTGTCCGGCACGCCCGTCGTGAACAGGCCCGAAGACCTCGTGGCGCAACTGTCAATCATGGGCAGACTAAACGCCTTCGGGGGGCGCAAGGCGTTCCTCGACCGCTACTGCGGCAAAGTCGCGTCCGTCCGCATGGGAAAGGAAAAGCGCGAGGGCGCGGACAACCTTGGCGAACTGTCCGAAAGGCTGTATTCGGAGTGCCTCATAAGGCGCGAGAAGGCGGCGGTGCTTCCGCAGCTTCCGGCAAAGACACGCACAGACCTGTACGTGGAGATAAGCAACACAGAGGAGTACGATGCCGCCGCCACCGACCTCGCCAACTACCTCAAGGAGTATGAGCGGTGTCCGGTATGGGAGGTGCAGCGCAAAATGCGCATGGAGGCTCTGGTGAAGTTCATGAAGCTGCGCTCGCTCGCCACCCACGGCAAGTTGCAGCAGGGCGTTGACTTTATCCGCACCTTCCTCGCGAGTGGGAAGAAGCTCATCGTGTTCTGCTCGCTCCACGACATCGTGGACGCGCTGCTTGAACGGTTTCCCAATGCGGTTACCGTTACAGGGCGCGACAGCGCGGCTGACAGACAGGCGGCGGTCGATGCGTTCCAGAACTGCCCGGACGTGAGGCTCATAATATGCTCAATCAAGGCGGCGGGGGTCGGGCTTACGCTCACCGCCGCGTCAGATGTGGTTTTCGCGGAGTTACCTTACACATACGCAGATTGCTGCCAGTGCGAGGACAGGGCGCACCGCATAGGGCAGAAGGACAGCGTTACGTGCTACTATATGCTCGGCAGGGGGACGATAGACCTTACACTGTACTCGCTCATTCATAAAAAAAAGTCTATCGCTAACCAAATAATGAACACCGATGACAACATTCCGAATGACGAAATGTATTTCAATGAACTTGTAAATGAATTTTTGCACCAATAAAAAGAAATGACTAATAAGGAACATTGGAAATCTATTCCACAGTATGAGGGACTGTATGAGGTTTCAGACAAAGGCAATGTGCGTTCTATCGCACAATACACCCGCCACCATACAGTTGTGCCTCGGTCCAAAGCAAGAATGCTGAAAGCGGAACTTACACATGATGGATATGTCCGTGTGTCGCTTAGCAAGCACGGACAGCAAAAGCACTTCTCGGTTCACCGTCTCGTTGCACTCGCCTTCATCCAGAACCACGACAACTTACCGCAAGTCAACCACAAGGACGAGAACCCGCAAAACAATTCGGCGGATAACCTTGAATGGTGTACAGGCAAACAGAACTGCAACTATGGTCGGCATTGCCAACGTATAAAAGAACGCCTCAACGGAAAGCATCACCTTGCAAGACCTGTTGCACGGCTTGACCGATACGGCGACACCATTGAGATTTACAAATCCGTAAATGAAGCAGCACGCCAAATGGGGGTGCGAGGAGAGAATATTTCGCGCTGCTGCAATGGCAGATATAGCCTATCATGCGGTTATGTTTGGAAATATGTTGACGATAATTGAACAACTAATAAAATCATTCCAAAAACAACAGCAATCATGAACAGGATAACAGAATGGCTGCGCCGTCAGGTTGAAAGCGTGAGGCGCACAAAGGAGGTACGGAGGGTTGAGGAGATAAACGCCCGCTTCTCCGTCCGCGAGAGGGACGGCAAGATATTCCTGCTTTGCAACGGCACGGCGGTGGCGATAATGACACCGGCAAGCACAATGCAGGACGCTATAAAACAGATAAAGGCAATGAGGGCGGCAGCTGTCTGCTTCGCCCAAAACTCACCAGACTATGAGCATTGAAATCAGCAACAGGGATGCTGAAAGACTGCTTATGTACCTTGGCGCGGCGGCTGAACGCTACGATGCCTCGCCGGCACAGCGAGACAAATGCAGGGCGTGGTGCATAAGGATGATTTCGGACAAGATAAGGAACAAATTAGACAAATCACATAACAAAGATGGACAACGTGAACGCTGTGGCGGAAATTCTGAACACCCGCAGGACAAGGAGGGACTTGGAACACCGTCTGCAATGCTCCTGCGTGCGGTGGTTCAACCTGCAGCACCCGCAGCTCCGGGGTAGGCTGTTCGCCGTGCCGAACGGAGGGTCGCGCTCCAAGAGCGAGGCGGCAAGGCTCAAGGCGGAAGGGGTCGTGGCAGGGGTGGCTGACCTCATACTGCTCAAGCCCAACCGCCACAGCCATGCGCTTCTCATAGAAATGAAGACCGGCGACAGCGGGTCAAGACAGAGTGCAAGGCAGCGGGAATGGCAGGATTGTGTAACCTCCGGCGGCGAATACCAATATACAGTTTGCCGCTCGCTGGAGGACTTCATGCGGACGGTGAACGAATATCTCGGATATGGGTAGGGGTGAGAAAAAGGGGCTTGACTGCTTTACCGTTCCGACAGACCTGTTCGGGGATGCTAAGTTCCGCAAACTGATAAAATGCATGGGGGGCAGGGGCGCAAGCGTGTACCTGCTCCTGCTGTGCGAAATCTTCAGGAACGGTTACAGTATGGCATTGGACGGAAAACTGATTGCACACGCTGCTGTTACGCTCGGCTTCGATGAAGCTTACGTTACAGAATGTGCCAAGACCTGCGCCAGGCTCGGACTGTTCGATTACCACCTGTTCAGGCGGGGGGTGCTGACATCTAAAGACATACAAAAGCAGTATGCAAGCTCAACAGCAACAGCGGCAAGGAGGGCAAGACACCCCCGCCGCCTCACGGTGGCGCAGGAATGCTGTGCCCTCAAAAAGGACACAGTGTGGATTAAGCACTTGCAGACCGTACATCTCATGGATGAGGAGGCTTTGTCTGCATCGCTCGACTGTTTCGCCTCACAGTGCCTTGCAAACGGAGTTGATTGCCACGACACGTTGCAGGACGCTAAAAAACACTTCAATTCGTGGCTGCGCAAAATTAAAGGCAATGATATACCTAAACAAGAGAATAAGCGAAAAGGAAATCTATTCCGCTCTGAAAGCGAGAAAGACTACGGCAACTCGTTTTAAGCTTTGTCCGCACTACTCTTACGAGCAGGTGCGCCAAATGCTCCATGCATCATGCCGGGTGGAGGTGGAGAACAGGAACAGGGAGTTTCGCGCCACATCTGAATATCTGCGGCATATAGACGACGTGGCAAAATGGTTCACGTCCGACACGCCCACTTTCGGACTGTATCTGTGCGGGAGCAAGGGCAACGGCAAATCAACGCTTGCACGTGCCTTGCAATCGCTTGTGCAGTGGCTCAAAAGCAACGAGCCGTGGCGGGATGACATTCCCGACCTGTTCCCGCGACCGGGCTTCCGAATGATTAACGCAAAAGAGATTTCTGTTCTTGCAAAGGCTTACAATAATACACAGTCAATATCCGCCGACCGCGCCATATACAAAAAATTGCGCGACAGTGAGGTGCTGGCAATCGATGACCTCGGGGCTGAACCGCTCGAGACTCTTGATTACGGCAATGTCATAACGGCAATACCCGACATTGTGTCCCGCCGCTATGACAACCAGCTTTGCACAATAGCCACATCCAACCTCGCGGCATCAGAGATAAAGGGGCGTTACGGCGAAGCCTTCGCCGACCGTTTCCGCGAAATGATGCATATAATAAATTTCGGCAACGAAAACTCTTTTAGAAATTTACAATGAAACATCTCACTCACGCCTCGCTTTTCAGCGGCATCACCTTTTCAAGGTGGAGAATGGAAAGCATAAAGGCTTACGGCAACGCATGGGTGCCGCAGGTTGCGTATGAGATATTCCGTGCAATCAATGAACAAAGTATAACATCATGATAGGTTCACACAATTCAATGAGTTATTTGCCCCCGAAACATTGGTTTTGGCGGCTGTTCACACCCTTTTGGAGGTGTCAAAACAAAACGATAGAGGAACAGATAGACGCGGGGGTGAGGTTCTTCGACCTCCGCGTGGTATGGGACAGGAAGCTGCACTGGTGGCAGTTCGCACACGGACTTGTGCGGTTCGGTGGGACTGTAAGCGTTGAGGGCGTTATTGCGCTGTTGGAGATGCACAAATGCCTGTACCGCATTGTGCTGGAGTGTGGCACGGAATATGACGAGGTTTTGTTTCGCTACGGGTTCGTCCATGCTAAATACATAGAGGCATGGTGGGGAAACCACCCTCACTGCATCGCCGCAATAATCAAGCGTGGGTGGCGTTCCATAAGGTCAAGGAGATTTGATTACGCTTACAAGAATATGCAGCTTGCAGACCACAGCTTCGTGCCGTTCCATTCGGACAGGCCGTGGTGGAAGCAGCTGTCGTGGAAGATGTTCTGCACGCCGCGCCTTTGGGCGAAGAGGCACAATACGGTGCAGCAGGGATGGGAAGAGGACAGGGACACGGTGCATCTCTACGACTTCGCAACGGAAATGGGGCGGTGCGGAAGGATAAATCGATAAATAATTGTATTTTTGATAAAAGTTACAGCCATGCTGAAAAGTGTTTTGGGTCGTACAAGACGACCAGATGTGTCGTTCTCGCGCAGCGGACGGATAGAACTGTCATCGAGGGTTGCACAACTCCTGTCCCTGCGTGTGGGCGATGTCATCGACATATTTATAGACGACAGAACCGGGGATTGTTTCCTGTGCCGCAAATGCCACGCACAGGAAGGCATGAGGCACGAGGCACAGGTGTACCGCACTAACAGTTGCGGAAAGCATTTCCGCACTTATTCGCGCAGACTGTGCAGGGAGGTGTTGCGCATAATGCGCTTCCACGGAGATAAGATACGGCTTCCCACAGGAGGGGAGATTGTGTCCGTAGAGGGACATGACGTGCTTCCGATTATTAACAACCCTATATAAACAATATATGCTGAAAGATATAAAATACCAAGGCATGACTGCCAACACGTCCGACTACGAATGCCCGGACGGAGACCTTGAAGTGTCGCTGGGAACGGACTTGGGGGAAAATTCCATACAGCCTGGCTATAAGCCCACATTGGAATTTACCCTCCCAAACGGCGACGGCGACGAGTGGAGAATAATGTGCGTACACCACACGCCCGACTATATGCACTACATCGTGGCAGACGGAAACCGCATGGGATATGTGGACGGAAGTACGGTGCAGAAGGGGGGAAAGGCTGACGTTACAATCATTAACGGCGCAATGCTCGGCGGAGAATGGACTGTCGAAAGCGTATGCCCTATCGGCAATACGCTTGCCGCTACGGCTACAGACGGAAGCGGCAACGGGAAAATGTTTTACATGATATGGAGGGACAGCCGCTATGTGTATCTTGGGGATGACATCCCTGAGGTTAATATGCAGTTCGGTTTACAGGCCGCGCTAAAATGGTATTCATGGCAGCTTTACGACGCGGAAAAGAGCGGAGACCGGAACGGCAGCTTCAATATCTATGTCCCGGACAGGACAGAGGCGGAACTAATGGATTTTACGGACAAGCAGAAGGAGAGCGTGTCGCCTGTTGTCATGAGCAAAGTGGCACGTTTCGTAAACGAGGTGGGCAATCGCGCCGGGCGTTTTGTCTATCCGTTTTTCGCAAGGTATGCCTACCAATTATACGACGGCACTTACACGCACCATTCCGCACCGGTGCTGATGACTCCATGCAGCGACACGATGCCTGTAGTGATTGCGCAGAACGCCAAGAACAACGAGGACTGCAACCACCTTGAGAACTGCGACATCTTCGCCACCCCGTGCGTACTCGACTGGCGTGTTACTGACAAGGAGGCGTTGAACACACTTGCAACTGACTGGAAGGACATCGTTGTGGGCATAAGCATATTTGTCTCGCCGCCATTGTACACCTACGACCAAAGCGGCAAGACGCAAGGCTTGGAGCTTTTGCGCAGGGACGCGCAAGACTGGTACACCAAGCCGTTCGACAATGTAATGCTCGCACGTGTAAACACCGGATACAACGGCGCATCACGCCCCGACAACAACCAGTACATCGACCCGGAGGGGTATGTCAATGACTTTTACTACCGCAACGGCAAGGGGGCTTGGTGGGCCGAGATGAGTGGAGAAGCGTGCAACAATGCGCTACGTAAGATAGAGGATTATATTAACCCAAACAACAAGAAGGACGCATATCAGTGGTGGGACGTGAACGAGCTTTTGAAATTGTCGCTCTTGGGCATTGCGCAATACCTCTTTGGTTACAAGACGGACGAAAACTACACTATCAGCAGCAAGTCGATATACAGGGTGCGCCTGCCTAAGTTTGAAGAGAATGAGGCCGCGAAAAAAATAAAGGACACGGCCGGGTTTTACAAACTCGGAAATCTTGAAATCGACAAAATGAACTATTCGGGGGCTTTTGATGAGCTTGACCCACATTATCTTGGAAATCTCGTGGCGCACGAGAGGCTGCCCGATGACTTCCTTTCACACGAGAGGAAATACCCCAAGGTGCTGCGAAGTTACAATGGTCGCTTGCACATGGCTAACGTAACGAGGTATGCTTACGAAGGCTTTTCCCCTTTCTCAATGTTCCCGCGCCAGACGTGTTTCAGAGACGTGCGTATGTACCACAACGATTCCGACAAAAGACTGGCGGGAGATGATTGGCTTAAATATGTTTTCGTGAAGCTGACCGGTTTCAAGGGGCTTTCCATGCGCTACAAAATCGAGAGCGGAGGCAAGACTGTAATGGCGGGAAACGACTACAATGTGGGCGAATACACAGGGATTGGCTTTATCGGCAACATGGGCGAACTGAACTATTGTTCACAAGACCCTTTGACCGAAAACCCCATACGATACGCAGACCGCCGTCTGCCGTCGTACATATTCTATCCTACTTTGCAATGCAAGGCGGTGGGGATATACCGTAATGTAGGCGATACGGGCATTAAGATGCAAGCCGTTCTCAAAGCCGACATGGAAGCGCACAACTATTTGTTCGGGACGGCTGCGCTTGAAGGCTTTTCCAATTACGCAAAAAAGGAAAATACGGAGGACGTTCCTTCCGTATCAGACGACAGGACCATAAAACAGGCCAATACCGTCTATGTCGCCGATGTCAACAATCCGTTCAAGTTCTCCGCCACAAACACCATTAGCGTCGGCAGCGGCACACTGCTCGGCATTGTACCAGCAGTGGAGGCTTTGTCGCAGGGGCAGTTCGGCGAATACCCAATGTACGCCCTCACTTCCGAGGGTGTGTGGTCGCTGCGCCCGAACGAGCAGGGGGTGTACGTTACGGTGCGCCCCGTGTCAAGGGACGTGTGCAACAATCCCGGCTCGATAACGCAGATAGACCATTCCGTGGTGTTTACCACAGAGCAGGGGCTTATGATGCTCCACGGCAACACAACCGACTGCCTGTCCGACACCCTTGACACTACATACGCACCTTCACCGCTGTCGCTCCCCAAACTGAAAGATGTCCTGTTGAAACAGGGCGTGAAGGAAAGCGACATCCCCTCCGTGCCGTTCCGCACGTTCCTTTCCGGGGCTATGCTCATGTACGACTATTCCGGAAAGCGCATCATCGTTTACAATCCGGCGAAAGCGTCCGATGGCACGCCGCTCTATTCCTACGCCTACGTTTACTTCATAAAAGGCAGACGCTGGGGTGTCATGCCCTCCGTCATAACCGCGTCCGCAAACACCTATCCCGATGCAGTCGCACAGGACAAGGACGGCAACATACTCAACCTGTCGCTCCCGGATTACCTCAACGGCTACAAGGGGGTTCTGGTTACGCGCCCGTTCAAGCTCGGACAGCATGACGTGTTCAAGACTGTTGACACAATTATACAGAGGGGGAAGCTGCGGAGAAACCACGTTTCGCAAATCCTGTACGCCTCGAACGACCTGATTGACTGGATGCCTGTATGGAGTTCCGGCAATATTTATATGCGCGGTTTTCGCGGCACTCCGTACAAATACTTCAAGCTTGCCATTCGCTGCGACCTCGGGGAGGGAGAAAGCCTTTACGGCTTCACAGTGCAGTTCACCCCAAGATTGCAGGACCAGCCGAGATAGCTTTCTTCATGTCTTTTTTGCGAAATGGGCGGAAGGTGCTTCTGCACTCCCGCCCATTTCCTTTCAAACAACAGTACAACCTAAAACGGCTTCATTTTTCTTCTTATATGTCCCATGCGCGACACAAGTGAAGCCCTTATTTTCCCAAGAACATAATCCACCTTGCCCGCCCATACGGGCGCACTGTCCGGGTATGTCATCCCGAGCCAGTCCTGCAACGCCCTGCATACCATATACTCATGCACAAGCTCCTGCAACAGGCGCACCGTTGTTGCCGAAAACCCTTCCGGCACCGACATCCTCACCCTGTACTCCGCCGGCTCTGACATGGCATCGGAATATTCCGCGCCTTCTTCAGACAGCATTTCCTTTGTATATGGGTACAGCATTTCCACAGTCTCCGCATGGGCAAGGTTCAGCACCCGCGTTACGCGGTCTATGTTGCCGTCCTCCGCGATGTCCTTTACCTGATGGGCGGCGTGTGCGGCCGTGCCGCCTATTATGTCGCCCTCCACAAAGGCATAGTTAGATATGTCATAAAGCAGGTTCTTGCGCGACTGCACAAGAGTTACCGTTTTCCTTTTTTCCGTATTTCCGCAACAACTCATTTCCTCTCCTTTTTATTTTGGGCGTTGCGGGCGCACTCTCTCGTTTACAGCCAGTTTCAACGCCTCCAAATCCGCAGCGGCGTATGTGGCGTACTGTGCGGCATCCTCCTTGCCTGTCATCCCGAACCAAAGGCTCATCGCCTCGTCCACAATATACCGGTGCATTCCGGCTGATATGCTTTCAGTCAGTGCCTTGTTGAAATTCGCCGGCATGGACAAAACGAAATTCAGCGTCTTGTTTCCACTGTCAGTCTGTATGTTGTCCGCTTCCGCCGCACCGTCCGTCATGTATTCCGACAGGGCGTGCCGCAATGTCCCGCAAGCGTCCCCTATCGAACGCATAATCTGGTTCATGCAGGTCTCCTCGTCGGTTACCTGCTTGTTTGCGGCGGCTGTCGCATCCGCCTCCCTGTACATCCTGCCCGTTATGTGCGTCCTGTTCTTTATCTCGTAAACGATTTCCGACACATACAGCGTTATGGTTATTTTTTCCTTTCCCATCCTATATCGGTTTTATACGGCGGGGCGGCATCCGCTCATGCAGCATCCGCACGAACGCGCCTAATGTCGTGGCGGCTACCTTGTCCGTTACCTCCGCCAAAGGTGCGCCGGCAAGCGCAAACCATTTTGCCGTTACCGACTGCACCATATAATTGAAAAGCAATGTCCCCATGCTGCCCTCCAACGCACTGTTGAACTCCTCCGGCATCATCAGTTTCAGCACGTAGTCATTGTCGGGGTCGGGGCATCCTCCTGCGGCTTGCGCCGCAACAATCCCCATATTCCCCTTTGCGGTGTCGGTAACGCTGTCGCAAGCCTCCGACCAGAAACGCTCGAGCATTTCCGCGTCCTCGTCCGCCGCCATTATGCGGACGTATGCGCCTTCATCCCCAACAGTCTTTGCACCGGCATATTCGGAGGTTTTCATAACCTCCTCCATAACCGCACGTTTGCTTACAGTAAGCATTAATGGTATCATCAGAAATCCAATATATTATAATTCAGCCCCACCCCTATGTACGGCTGCAAGCCGCGAGGTGTCATGCCATATCCCGCGTGTATTCCCACGCCCCAACGCTTAGGCTTGCCGCGCAAGGTTTGCGTTACCGTAACCACCTCCCGGCGGGGGTGAACGTGTATGCTGTCAAGCGCGGGGCGAAAGCCGCTCACCCACGCCGTATAGGTTGGGTCGGAGTATCGCTTCTGCGTGATTGGTATCACCGCTTCCGCGCTGTCGGTGGTTTTGCTCGCCTCATTTATGCGGTGAGCAAAGTTTTCCTTATCTTCGTTGTTATCAGACTGTAACAACGTGTCTTTGCCGCCCCCTGCACGCGGAACGCGCACTTTAACGTATTGCAAGACAACGCTGTCCCGCGCCACAGGCTTGTCAAATCTCACCGTATCAACATATACCGCCCTCACTGTGTCCCGGACAGGATTGCCGTCATTTCTGCCATAGTCCGTGCAGCCGTATATCCAGCTTACAAGCAAGCCGACAAGACAGCCAGCTAAAAACGCTATGATTAAAGCCTTTCCGCTCATTCCTCAAAATATCTGTCCGCCTCCCATGCGCGGCGTTTCACAAGACCGGCGCAAATCTTTCCGCCGGCTCTCACCCAACGTGCGAACTGCCCCCTTATCAGAGGCTCTTTCGCGTTGCGGCGTATCAGGAACAACAGGGTGCTGCCCTCCAACGCGCCGCTGCCGAGATTGAACGCGAAATCGCACAGCGCGTCAAACTGCCCCTGCGTCCTGCACACCCCCAAGGCGTTCACCTTTTCCTCAACGCCGCGCAAGTCCTGCATAAGCAGCCTGTGTGCCTCCTCTGGGGTAACGCGCATCCGGGCGGTTATGCCACGGGTGTGTCCGTAGCCTATCGTCCATTTCCCGCCGGCACACTTGTACGGTGTGGATGTGTACCCCTCAAAGCCCTTTATCGCGGCGACAAGGGTGTTGCTTGCCCTGTACTTAGCCATTGTCACCAGAATAACGCGCCTGTCATTATCAGCAATGCCCCGGACACCGCCCCGCAAGCGTCTGCGGCTATGTCCCTGTCATCGGCAACGCCTCCCTTAATCACGATGGCTATGACTGTCTCCTTTACAATGCCGAAAAACATTGCTGTAAGCAAGCTGCCGGCAATGGCTTGCATCATGCTGCACCCGCACAGGGCGAACAGCACGGTGAAAACCCAGACAATTGCCGCGCTCACGATGAAGTGCAGCGTGAAGTCAAGCGGGATTCTGCCTATAAGGCTGTCCGCCCTCTGAAGAAACCTCCTTATCTTTCCCATGATGTAATTTATTTAACGCACCGCTGCACACCATGTCGCGCAGCCTGTCAAACTTGTAGTTTATCACCATTGCCACGCCGAATATCGACCCGGCATAGACAAAGCACTGCGCCACGAACCACAGCACGCTGTCAGGTATCGTGTGCCAGCCGTTCATGCCGAGGGCGAGAAAACCCATCACCGTCCCCGACACGAGCATCAGCACCGCCGAGGCGTACTGTATCTTCTCCTTGGTGTCCTTGTCCCATTTCATTACGGATAATTTTAATGGGACAAATATAGACGGTTTCATAATTCCGGGGCGTTTATCTTTTTACACAAGTATGCAGTCCCTAAGTTCGGCAAGGTCGTCCGCCGTTACGGATATGGCGCATCCGCCCCCGAAAAGCAGAGTGCCTATAATACCGTCAGGAAGCTCCAGCCTTATCCTGCCCTTGCCTACAATGCCTTTAAGCACGCCTTCCCCGAACTCCGTCTCCGGCATGTCGCGGAACATCGTCAGCATATCGTCCGTAAGCGTCTTGGCGTTCACCTCGCCGTTCTCGTCCGCTATGAACATGGCGGCGTTGTCTATGACGGCGGAAATCCGCTCACGCTCTTTCGCCACCCAGTTCCGCACGCCCCTCTTAAGATAGGGGGACACCAATGCAAGGTGTGGGTTGCCCTCCACCAGTACCTCAATCTTGCGCTCCGCCCACGAGGTGAACGCGCCGCATATCCTCTCCTTTATTTCGTCTATGTTCATTTCTTCCCTCCTTTCTTCATCATCTTGATGTAGTCGTTGAATGTCATGTCGGCATGGTTTTCCATATAGTCGCTCATCATCGCGCTCTTGCGCTCCGCATCATCCTTAGCGCTCTTGACGAGCCGTTTCAAGAGCGTAAGGTGCTTCTCCAACGCTTCCTTGCCGTCCCGCGTCCCCTCCACAAGCGGACGCATCATCCTCATGTACTCCCTTTGCAACAGCGAAGTAACCAAAGCGTTGCTCTCCTGAAACTCCGCGTTATCCGACAGGCAGCGGAACTCGCCCGAAGTCAGCCCCTGCGTTATCCTGTCTATCTCGTCCCATATTGGCGTGCCGTTCTCCGGCTGCGGCTGCTTCCAGTTCCGGCGCAGCTCCTCCATTTGCCGCGCCAGCCTTTCCCGCTCCTGTGCTATCGCTGTCATGCCGCCCTGTCCCTGCTGCAGCACAGGGTCAAAATTCATGTCCATGTTTCCCTTTTTAGTTGATGTGGTGAAAAAGGCGGGAGACAGCCCCGCGAGGGGCAGCCCCCCACCAACTAATTTACGCGCCTCCTGCGTGCAGCCTTGCGCCTTACGCCGTCTGTGCCGCCGCCTGCCTTGCGCAGTTGCAGCCGAAAGGGTTTGCGCCCTGATACCCTGTTACGGTCGGCGTGCTTGGCAATACAAGCTCGCCGTAGATGCAGCGGCAGGTCTTTTTGTCGGTGTAGTCCATGAGCAGCCTGTCCTGATAGGGGCGCACAGCCTCCATTACGGCAACCTTCTTGTCAAGTTCCGCAAACTTCGCCGCATACTTGCCGTCAAGCGCGTCATACATATCGCGCTGGTTCTTGTAAAGGCTGAAGTCAGCGTCAATCTGGCTCTTGTACAGTCCGAAAGCCGCCTCCGTCATGCCCTTGTACAGGCTGAACTTCTCCGCGATGTCCTGCTCGCGCATCTTGCCGAGCTGTCCCTGCGTGTTCACCTTCAAGCCCCAAATGGTGTTGGTGAGCGCAAGAGCCTCCTCGCAGCCATGCTCCCACGCCTGGAATGCGGTCGGTGCGCCCGCACCCGATGCCATTGCCTCACGCGCAACCTGTATGTTGACGTTCTCCGGCGCGTTGCCGCCTCCGCCAATGCCCAAGATGCCGTTGCCCCTGCCCCAGAGCGCACCCGCGCCGAGGGCTGTGCCTATGATGCCGAGTGTGAGGGCCGCGTTGCCTTTGCCGTTGCTCGCGTACTCCTTCTTGCCTTCCTCATAGACCTTCTTCTCCACAATCTCCTTGTGTCCGTTCTCCATGTCCATAATCACTTATTTTAGACGTTTCGCCCATTGTCGGGCTTGTTGCAAAGTTCCGCATTCATCCGTGGGACGCAAAAAAGAAGGCAGACGTTTTCCCTTCCGTCTGCCTCCCTTTTGCTTGCGTTTTACTTGCGTTTTCCTTGCGCGTTACTCGGCTTCCTTCATCTTAGCCTCCGTGAAGGCTTTGTAAAACGCCCCTGCACCGATATAAGCCCCGGCTCTTGCTGCGGGGCGCTTGGTCTTTCCGAGCCTCTCCACGATGTCGCGCTTCATTCCGTTTATCTTCTCCTCGTACCCCTTCGCATCCTCCGGGCTTGCGGAGTTCTTAATCAGCGTCCGGCACTTGTCAACAGCCTTCTTGCACGCGTTGAACTCCATCATCTCCATATACTCCGGCGAGTTGTAGATGAAGTTCGCCTTTTCCGCGAAATCGAAAATGCCGTAAGTGGTGTCATGCCTGTAGCCGCGCAGACGCTTTCCAAGTGCGTCGAACTTGTCCTCCAGACGCGCATACTCGTTGTTCACGGCACGCTGCGTCGTCCGTTCGTCCCCTTTCTTCACAATCCTGTTGAGCAGCAGGAAGCTCCTCGGGTCATACTCCCTCTGCCCTGCAAGGGTCTCCGCGCTCTTCACGAGCTTGTCCACCGTGCCGCTCACGCCGCCGAAGTAGCCGTTAAGCAGGTACTCCACCTGCGCCGGGTTGATGTTTACCGCGCCCTTGGTGTACTTGTCCCCGCCGGTTGCCTCGTTCAGCTTCTCCGCCACGGCGACAAGATACTTATTCGTGTTCCTGTACGCTTTCGTCCATTCGGGGTCGTTCTTGTTGAAGTCGTTTTTTCTGTATATCGGCAGACCCGTCCACGAGGTGTTCGTGTATGCCTCCACGCCGGGCTTCACTATGGACGGCATAAGGTTGGAAAGTCCGCCCCCGCCCTCAAGCAGGTCTATCGGCAACGCCTGGCTAAGCTGCGCCGCCACGGCGCTTGCCAGCTCCCCGGGTGTAAGCTGCTCGCGCCCCTCTATCGCGCTCACCGCCAGCTCGCCCATGCCGTAGAACACGCGGTACTCCACAGGCAGTGGGATGCAAACCCACTGCCCGCCGGCGCGGAACATTATGTTGCTCCTCCTCGTCCACTCCGGCAAGTCCCAGTATGAGTTCCCTTTCTCGTCATCATCATCCCCGCTTCCGCCGATGTGGGCCATGAGCGTTCCGAGCAGGTACATCACAGCAGCCCCTGTCAGGGCTTTCACCGGGTGTCTCCTGAACTGCCGCGCATAGTTCGCCGTACCCTGTATCGCGGCGTTGAAGAACACGTAAAGGGAACGACCCGCGCCCGACAAGCCCGCCGCAATCCTGCCAAGCCTCGTCTGCCCCTTGGCGTCGATGAACTTCGCTCCGCTACCCTTCTTGTTGAAGTTCACGCTTATCTCCTTTGCGTCATACACGCTCCTGTCTATGGAGCGCATCATCTGACGCGAGGTCATGAACGCGGCGAAGCGGGCGCAGTTCTCGACGGCGCGGTTGTACTCGTCAAGGCGTTCGCCGAGCAGCGTGTATGCGCCCTGCAACGGTATCTTCCCGTTGTACTTCTTCAGCTCCCTCCTTATGTCGTTCTTGCGCCTGTCTATGTCCTTGACGCTGGAATACCCTGTCTCGCCGCCGTTCATCATGAACTGCCTGAACATCCTCTCCGTCTCGTCCTTGTCGTTGAGCGTGCCTTTGCGGAACTTGGCGAGTAGCAGCTTCATCTTGGCAGGGTTCAGCTTCAGCACGTTCATGTGGAAGCGCACGGCGTAGTTCGGGGTCTCCTTCACCCACACCATTGTATTGGCGTACATCATGTCGCGCAGGAAGTTCGACACCACGAAGTCCGGGTTTCGGGTGGTGTAGAACGCCGACAGTTCACGGTTTACTTTCTCGCCAAACCGCATGATTTTACCGATAGCTCCCGATATGTCATTGTCTGGGTTGGTCAGTCCGTTCAAAGCCTGTGCCGCCCTCGGGTTGCCGTTGATGGTAAGCACGTAGTCCTTGCCGTTGCGCCTCACTATCACTTGGTGCTGCCTCAGGTCGCGGCTCTCCACGACCCTGTAGGGGACTGCCGGGTTCTCCTTCTGCCGCCTGAAGTGTTCCGGGTCATCCTTCGCCGCCTGTTCCACTGCCGCCTCAAAGTCCCGCATCTTGCGTGCCACCTCGGCGGGGGTGTCGTCCTCCCCTATGGCCTCCGTCCCCCTTATCCCGCCGGCGTTAAGCGGCTGCCATTCGCCGGTCGCGTCGTTCTTCCACAGCCACAGGTCGCTTATGCTCACAAGGTCGCTCGGGTGGTTCACCGCGAAGTTCATGAACCGCTGCTTGACAAGCACGTTGCGGTTGCCCTGCATTATCGCGCTCTCCGCCATTGCCTCCATGTTGGCGAACGGGTCATCAGCCTTGCTCTTGCGCCCCTTCGCCGTCCTTATCGGAGCGTTGAAACCGCCCCTGCCCTCTGACGACACGTAGGCGTAGGCATCCTCGGCGGTCTTCTCGTCAAAGCCGCGCAGGGGGATGTAGTTTTTGTACATTCCGCGTATGTCGTCGTAAGTTTCCCGGCTTATCATGCCGCTCTCGTACGATTTCAGCAGGGTCGCCGCGTTCACGGCGTTCACTCTGTCCCAAAGGGTCTTCACGGCATGCTCCCTCTCGTAGTCCGCCACCATGCGCCGCGCCTCGTCCTCCGCATCCCCAACGTACGGCATCCCGGTAAGGGCGGTAAGCCCGGCATAGTCCCGCTTGCGGTTCTCCTTGTAAAGCTCGTTCTCGCGGTCTTTCATCCGCTGCTTAACGTCTGCAACGGCATTCTTGTCCGCCGACTTCTCCGCCTTGGCAAGCTCCTTTGCAAGTTCCTCCCTTGCCTTTTTCCGTGCGTCCCTGCGTGCCATCACCTCATTGCGCTCCAGTCCGTGCTTGGCCATCATGTAGTCCGTAAGCTCCGCACGCTCCTCCGCCGTCTTGGCGAGCCGTGCCGCCTCCTTCAGCAGCGGCTTGAACAGCCGCTGACCGAACTCGGAGCATTCGGCTTGGTTCACGGACGACAGCCTGTTCTCTCCCAAGTAGGCGTTCTCAAAGCCGGCAACGTCCTCAATGTAAACCCTGCCCTTGCCCTCGGCTTTCAGTATAGCGTCCATGGCCTCCTTCAGTCCCAGCATGCTGTCCTGCAACGCCTCCTGCGTCTGGAACAGCCCTCTCGAAACGCGCCGCTCGTATATGTCGCGGGCAAGGGCCTTGTTGTACTCCGCATTGTCGCCGTCACGGAACATCAAATCCTCATCAGAAGCTTTTTCGTCAGAAACCTTTGGATTTTCAAAGTTTTCAACTACCTTTGCAGCGGTATCAAGGTCTTGCTTGTCTATTTCCTGCTGAACATACCGGGACGCTGAGGAGAGATAAGCGAGACCTTTTTCTTTGTCTGCCCATTCAAGCGTTCCATTCTGAACAATAGGATAAACAATGTCCGAGACATTGCGACCATGAACCGAACGTATATCATTAACTTCAAGAATTTCACCGCCATTCTGTATTTGCCGGTTCAACTCAATGGCAACACATATATTCTTGCCGTCGCGGTCTTGCATTTCTGTCAATACGCCGAGCGCATTATCACTACGCTTGAATACGAAAATCGGATGCGCCAAGTGCGTTGGCATATTTGCAAGTGCTTCAACTGAAACATTGTGTTTTCTCACGCTGCCTTTGGTGAGAATGCGCTGTCGCATTACTATGGGCAGGTTGGGCAGGAATGCACGCATTACACCTTGCGGTCTGCCAAGGCGCAACATTTCATTCTTGTCCATCTCTCCATTCCGATAGAGCTGGAGCTGCTCGTTGAACCGCCTGTTCACCTCCTCAAGGTTTCCCTCCTGCTCCCGCTGTCTCACGAAATCGTCGAGCGGAATGAATTCATCGTACACTTTTTTATATGCCTTGTCAAATTCCTCTTCTGCCGCACGCCTTGCATCCCCTTTGCCATATACAATACTTTTCGGAACACGGAACTTACGACCTCTTCCTATCGTTACGCCGTTGCTTGCCGTGAACGGATACAGCTTGTCCAACTCCTTTCCCCGAGCCGTGTAATATTCATCTGCGTACTTTTTGCGCAGATGTTCCATCCTTGCCTCCTCCGGGGACTTCAGCCCCATTACGCGCCAAAGGGTGGGGTAGGCGTCGCGGAACTCCGCGCTCCCCACGCCGTCTTCTGTCGCCGCACGGCGCACTGCCTCATCCTCACTGTTGAAACGCTCCGCCTCGTCCATGAGGGCGTAAACGTCGGCGGCGTTCATCCGCGCCTGTACAAGGTCCATGTCTATGTGCCGTATCATGCCGTCCCAGTCCGTAACCTCAACGCCGCTTTCTTCCGCACGCCTGTCCGCACTTTTCGCTTTCGTGTGGTCGGCGTTCCTGACCTCATACATCACGCCGTAGCGGCTGAACGAGGCGTACTCGCTCCCTGTGCGTGCCTTGTGCCTCTCCGTCTTAACGCCCTCCTTCTCCAAGTGCGCCAGCAGGGCGTTGAATGTCGCCGTGGGCTTGCGCCTGAACTCTATGCCCCTGCCGTCGCGGAACGTCTTCACATCGCCCACGCGGTACAGCTCGCCGTCAAAGCCCGAGCTTTCACGCGCCGCCACGGTGTCGGCTGCATCAGCCACGCTTGGCTTCCCGCCGTTCCTCTTGCGCTTGTAAGCCTCGTGAAGCACAAACGCCCATTCGTTGTCGCCCCACTTCCTCACGCCCGGAATGCCAAGACCCTCCGCCAGCTTCCTTAGCGCGTTCTGAAGCACGGCTTTCAGCCGCCCCCAGAACGTCAGCTCCTCGGCACTCATCTTCTCAAAGCCTTTCTCACCGATGCGTCCTGCAAGGTCGGCACCATATTCCTCTGTTGCATCACGCTTGAATTTCCCGCGCTTCCTGTCTGCCTCCACATGGGCCTCCGCCAAGTCAGTGAAATAATGCGCGTCTGCATTCCCGCCACTTGCCTCATGCTCCCTGCGCTTACTCCTCATCAGCCTGTCAACCTCGGCATCGTACATCTTCCGCGCCATGCGGTCAATGGTGTCCTGTATGCCGTCTTTCGACACGCGGTAAAGCTCGTCAAGGGCGTTGTTCAGCTTCTCCTCTTCGGGGAACAGCACACGAAATCCGTCATGCCCGACAACCTCATGCAGGAATGTGTTCTCCACATCTGCCATGTTCGCGTTGTTGGGCACAACAATGGTAACCTCTCCCGTCATCGGGTTAAAGCTGCCTTTCATTCTGCGCTGGCGTGTACTCGGCAATGCCGCCACTTCCTCGTCCGTGCGGATAATGCGCACAGGCGTGTGCAGACGCTCCGCCAGTTCGTTCACCCTCGCGGTCATGGCATCCCTTTCCTCATCCGCCACATCCGTTACATCCATTTCCATAGAGCGGAACTTGGCATCACCCCCGGGCGTATCATCCTCCACATCAACGGCAACATCGGTTGCAGCCTCCACGCTTGCGTCCATTTCGGCATACTTCTTCTCCTTTTCTGCCATTTCCACTTTCATGGCCTCGGAGTATTCCTCAAACTGACGCTTTGCCTCTTCAAGTTCCTTGCCGAACTCAAAAGGTTTGCCCTCACGCTGTTTCAGTTGCTCCAACTCTGACTTGCCGTGTTTCACCATGCGCGTGGCTATGTCGAACCGCTCTGCGAAGTCCTTGCCTGTAATGACGTTCTCGGTGATATCCCCAACGGCATTGCGCAAGAGCGACTGCTTGACAGGTATGTCGGTCAGCCCGAGTTCGGGGCATGAGTAGGTCATTTTGCGGTGTATCTCTGCAAAGAGCGAACCGCCAATGTTCTGCGTCTCACGCGACATATCGGTCTTTACAACGAAGTCATAGCCACCCAACGACAATGTGAGGGTGTTGGTCTGTGCCGCATTGCTTGGGTGTTCTTTCATTGCCTTTACCGCATCGAGGATTTTCTTGTTGTGTTCCTTGATGAAGTCGGCCATGGCGTCAACAGAACCAAACTTCTGTTTGCCTACGGTTATCTCCGTGAACTTGCCATCGGGAAATGCCTTTTGCACGGCAAGCAGGTGGGCGTTGGCTTCCTCTGCTCGCTTTTCCGCTGCCTTTATCTGTCCCTCCAACTTGGGCTTGGCATTGTGGATATAGGTTTGGTCGGCCTCCCACTGCTTCCTGCGGCTCTCGTACTTGCGCACGTTCTTCTCCGCATTGTTCTTCAGCAGGGCATACTCGCTGCCCGAAAGCTGCGCCACGGTATCACCGAACACATCTTCTTCCTCTTCAAGCACGCGGTTGTTCATGCTGTCCTGCATCAGTCGGTCGCCCTCCATCACGCTGTTGGCAATCGCTCCCTTGGTTTTCAGTCGCTGATAGGCTGTTACGTCAAGGCTGTCCTCCACACCGAAACGGAGCACACGTACTGGCTTGCCCCATTGCTTGTGCAGGTTGCCCTGTCGCAAGATACGGCCATTGCGCTGTGTGTAGTCCATCGGTCGGTTGGGCGCATCGAGGTGGATAAGGGTGTGCAGACGCTCCTGTATGTTCACGCCTGTGCCAAGGGTGGCTGTACTGCCGAGTACAACACGTACTTCGCCACGGTTCACCTTGTCGAAGATTTCCAACTTCTTCTTGATGGTCATACCGGGTTTCATCACGACAACCTCGCTTTCGGGAACACCTTGCGCTATGAGTTTCTGCTTGATGTCCTCATACAGGTTGAAACCGCTGCGCTTGTTTTGGTAGTGGTCGGCAAAGATGGCCACCGTTCCCTTGTAGTCGTCCGTCTCTTTCAACGAGCGCAGGGTCTGGCGCACGGCCTCGTTGGTCTTGCTCCTTGGATCATCCTCTGCGTCCATCTCCACAAGTCGGGCATCTACTGCGGCTCCTTGGGCAATGCCGTACATGGTAAGAGGAATACTGCTGTTTTCTTTCTTCTCCTTACCACTCATCTGGTCGAAGCGTTCAAGTTCTTCTCGCACATACTTCATTACGCTACGCAATGCGCGTGTCTGTGGCAGGTAGATGTCCTGTGCCTTGCCACCCTCCATTTCGGGTATCTTCTTCACCAATTCGGTTTGGTCTTTGGTGAGCACGGTGTCGGCCACGCCCGACCATATACGCACAAGTTCGGGCAGGTTCACATATCCTGCAAAGCGGTTTACTTCCTTGAACTTGCCGCTTGTGTTGAACTCTGGCATCTGCTGTATGTTGCCGAAGTTGCGCACGAAGTCGTCAAAGTAGTAAATGCCGTATTCCTTCATGGTGTCCTTGGGCATGAGGTAGCGCATGAATGTCCAAATCTCTGCGGCTGTGTTGCTGATAGGCGTACCAGTGGCGAAGATAACATTACGTCCGTTGTTCTTCTCCAACACGGCTTGCGTCTTTAGGTACACGCCCTGCGACTTCTTGCTGTATGAGGGGTCAACGCCTTTCACTCCACGCTGCATGGCTGTGGCAAAGCCGAGGTGCTTGTATTCGTGTGCCTCGTCAATGAGCAGGGCATCAATGCCCATGTCGTCAAAGTCCTCCACATCGTCTGTGCGGCGGTCAAGCATTTCTTGCGCCTTGACGGCTGCGTTCTGCTTGGCAACGGCTTTCTTCTTCTCGTTGTTGGCAGAGCGTTTCTTGGATATGTCTTCCGACAGTGCGGCCATTTCTGCTTGCAGGTCGGCCAGCTCTTTTTCTGCGCGTCTCGTTATGGGGTCTCTGCCGCTGGTGTCAGCCTCACGCATCTTTTCAAGCATAAGCATTTTCTCGTCTATCTTGTCCTGCACGAATTGCATTTGTCGCTCATCGCTGTCGGGGATAAATTCAAAGGTGCTTTGAGGCACGACAATCATATCCCAGTCGTTGTACTTGATTTTGGCGTAGAAATTCTTTCTGCCCTCTGCATTGCGGTCATTGTCCTCAAGCGTGAGTATCTTGGCATTGGGGTAGAGTTCCTTGG